GACACCGTCTATGTAGACGCTCCCCTCCTTGTACAGGTCCGCAAAGGGACTCAGGGTCACGGCCGGCACGGACCCGTTGATGGTCGGCGTCGACCCGGAGACCTGGTCGTTTATAACATAAGACCCAGGGTTCTGATTCGCCGGCTGGATCTTTGTGGCGGACGCGAAGATCATCGCGTCTGAAGGCAGGGCGTGCGCTCTGACGCTGTCGAGGCTCTGCACCTGGCCCGTCACGACCTGACTGGCCGAGACGAGAGAGGTCATCGCGTTCTATTACTTAGGGAGCATTTATTTCGTCGAAACGGTCACTTAAAAATATTTTGACTTTAAATAGTAATGGCTGAGACCTATAACGGTGTCCCGGTTCAGGAGCTGTATACCGTCTGGGAGAAAGTCCAGAAGGATGAGGCTGAGGCCCGTCTCAGGAAGATGGAGGCTGCTCGGCGAGCCCGTGCGAAGTACCGTGAGGCTCACAAGGAGGAACACAGGGAGTTGAACCGTCAATATTACGAAAATCATAGGGATGAAATTCTGGAGAGGCGGAGGGTTTCGGCCGCCCAATAATTCAGGGGGAGACCCCAGGCCATCTCCCAGACGGTCGCGTCAGGCGGCCCAATTTTTTTCTCACGTCAGGGGTATAGGACGATGCTCTCCCTGACGTGTTACGAAAAGCTCAACCTCCAGAACCTCAGGACGTTGGCCGACCAGGTCAGGATCCAGGACCCCAAGCTCTATGCACAGTTGATGGGTATGTACACCAAGGCGGACAAAAAGTCGGGCGTGTTCCCAGCCCACTACAAGGCGAATAAGGTTCTGGGGGGTAGGCTCTTCGCGCGCGGGGGTCTCAGTCTCCAGTACGTCGACAAGCGGACACGTCAGATCATCAGCGCACCGTCATGGGACTTGGATATTGAGAACGCGTACCCTACTATACTCATGAACCTGTGTGAATCTCACCAAATCAAATGCCCTTTGCTAACCGACTATGTCGAGAATCGCAAGAGATGGTTTGAGCTCGGTGAATCTCCACAGCAAATCAAACAGGACGTCATAGAGTTTCTGTTCGGCTCGGACAAACCAGCAACCATCCCGAAGCTCAAGGAGTTCAAGGAGGAGATGAAGAACGTCAGTGCCCGGCTCGTGTCGCTTCCCGCATATACCCAGTTGGTCAAAAAGGTGCGCGCGGTCAAGAATAAGGAGATCGACTCTTCGGCGATATCATACATCATCCAGCACAAGGAGATCGATATCATGTCGGACGCTTTAGGGTTCATGGCGGACACGTGGCCCGGTCTCGCTATTCAGGCGTACATCTACGACGGGTTCATGGTTCAGAAGAACTTTTCAGTGAATATTGAAGAGGTGCTCATGTCTCTGAACGAGCGCGTGAGGGTTCACAAGGTGCGGTTTGCTCTAAAGCCGTTCGGAGTCGAGCACACCGATTTCAAGGGCGCGGACCTCGGGTCAGGTTCGGAGGTTGAGAATGACCGCGAGGCGTTACAACTCGTCATAGAGAAGTTCCCAGGTCACGTGCGTATGTGTTCCGGGTCAAAGTGCGTTTACGACCCGGACGTTGGTATGTGGGTCAGTGATGCACAGGCGTTCGGTGTGTACATGCGGCTCGCATACTTGACGCACGGGGACACAAAGTACGGGACGATGGCTCGCGTCATGAAGGGGGCGTTCGAGATGATAGAGAGTCTCCCGGACGATGCAGAGTTTTTCCGGAGTGCCCGTGAGCGTTCGCTCGGCAAGACGCTCTGGCGCGACTGCATTTACGACCAGGACTCTCATAGAGTCATAGACCACACACCAGACGTCTTTTTCGATAGACGGGTGGATCGCAACTTTCCAAAGTCTGTCGACCCCGTGACGGTCAAGCTGGTCGAAAAGTACTTTTTCGAAGACCCGTTCCCGAATGCGGCGGTGCGTGATGTATACAGGAGGTCTCTGGCACAGGCTATGACCGGGCGCAACCCACAGCGGCGGATATTTTTCGAGCTCGGTGAGACGGCGACGTGTAAGTCGACCCGAACTCAGGCGCTGCGCAGGGCATTTGGCGACTATGTGCTCGTGGCGAACCCCAAGACGTTTGCCAAGGAGTCGTTTGTGAGTACCGGTAGTCCAAAGCCAGAGTTTCTCGCCCTGGAAAATGCACGAATCGCGTGTTCCCTGGAGATCGAGTCTCGTGTCGAGCTGTCGGGTGCGATGCTCAAGACGATATCTGGTGGAGATGAATTGAGCTTCAGAAATCTGTACACGAGTAAGATGCGCGTGTTCAAACCACAGTGTACGCTCTTTCTGTCAGCTAATGACGTTCCACCAATCACACCGATGGACGGGGCTATTCAGGATCGCCTGCGGGTCGTGCCCAACGAGGTTCAGTTCCTGACCCGCGACTCGTTGGCGGTCGAGACGGAGTTTCAGAGGTGGCGTGACGAGCGGGTGGCTGACTTCATTAATGCAAACCCTGATGCGCTCGTTCAGCTCTTGCTGGTCGAGACGGACATCTCTGGACTCGTGAACGATATTCCGGAGATCTTGGCGTCTACACGGGAAGTGACAGAGTCACAGGACAACTTCGAGGAGGTCCTATGGGGGGCATTTGAAGAGGCACCTGCCGAGGAGTTTGTGGCGTGTCGTGATGTCATAGCGTTGTTCAAGGCGACGGGTATGAGTGAGGTGGCAGTCGGTAGACGCATGTCAAAGATAGGGTATGATTCGAGGGTGAAGAAGGTGAATAAGCATTCGACGAAGGGGTATTTTGGCCTGCGTCGGAAGGTTACCGGTTACTAGTTACCGTCTTGTGGAGGGAGTCGTCCCCAAATTTATTTTAAAATTATTTAAATTTTCAAGTTTCAATCCTCATGGACTTTGTGGAGAATCGGTAACCGGTAACTGGTAACCACCCCCCATAAAGTCCACGAAGTCTCATCTACGATGGGTTCCGTGGAGTCTATGAATTTTCAAACAAAATTAAACATCCGTGACGACCGGAGCCTCTGGGACGGGCTCAGCCTCTGGGACGGGCTCAGCCTCTGGGACGGGCTCAGCCTCTGGGACGGGCTCAGCCTCTGGGACGGGCTCAGCCTCTGGGACGGGCTCGACGTCGGCGTGGGTCAAGAGGCTCGAGAGTCTGGAGCCGGTGACGGGGGTCGGCGGGATCTGGGTGGGATCCAAAGGCCACTCCGGAGCCGTGGGGTCCTGCGTCTCGTCCGGCAGGTCACGGAGCTCCTGGCGGTAGGAAGACCAAGACGCTTTGGCGTCTTGTGATAAATGAGTATCAAGCAGCTGGGTCCAGTCCGAGGCGGCCAAACGACGATTCCTATCGGCTCTGAGTTGAGTCCATGCGGCGTCGAGCATGGCCTGAACCTTCAGAGGGTCTTGGGTGAGGGTGATCAGGTCATCAACGATGACCGCCCGGTCAGCGAGGGTCTCAAAAGGGAACGGACACTCGAGGTCTCCCTCGGCCCACATGGCACCGCCGTTGGTATTGTACTTGAGGGTGATTTCAAGGGTGTCTGGGTCGACGCGGGCGAAAGTGAAAACGGGGTTTTCACTTGGGGTGGTGAAAACACTCATTTCTACTCTTAAGAGAGGTTTTTTAGAGCTCGGCGTCTGCTATGTAATGGTACATGTACGGATTTCCTACTGTTATCGTCGAAGTTGATGTGGCGTATCTGAATCCCTTTTGTGTGAGTTCAGTAGCGGTCAGTGTGCCCCCAGTGGGGGGTACAAGGCTACCGGCGGATGCAGCCCCCCATGCGTTTCCTTTGTTGACGGTACCGTTGGCCGCGTAAAGCAGACACGATCCGGGAGCGGTGCGCAAATCCACCATAAATCTCGTTCCAGAAATATTTGACGTGTCCAACCCCGTGGCTGTAACCATACTCACGAGGGTCGCCGAAGCCGGAACATCCGAATACTGATACGACTTTTGGTAATATCTGTAACACAGCGCCAACTCGGTCGCGAACGGCCGGAACTCGAACGGGGTCGCGACCGTGCCCTTCTCGAGCTGGACGCCTGTGAACTCGATGTAGTTGCCGGCGTTCAAGAGCCAATTTACAGTGGAAGTCGAATTCAAAAAACTTCCGCTGAGCCAAGTGTTCACCGTTGACGTGGTGATCGGGACCGACCAGCCCCCAATAGCGAGTGTAATACCAGTAGAACTCGTGCCAGAATTCCATGCGGTTCCGTTGGGTGGTGGGGGAAATGTCAACGTGACGTACTGCCACGTCCCCGATGAGACTATACTAAAAGGCGAAACATACGATGCAGTCGTGGCTGAATTTCTAATCGCAATCGGGAAAGTACGTCCGGTCTGAACATTGCTACGGAACCAGAAGCTCAGAGTTGCCGGGCTTCCAAATGACGTCCCCCAGTTCAAATCAGTTATGTTGTGTCCCTCGATATTCTGCCCTGGCAAGAAGTACGTCGACGCACCCACCGCAAGTGGAACGTTTACAGTGCACCTATGAGAATTGCGAATTCCGTACTGGTAAGGGGTGTCCGACACAGCGAGCGTTTGTTGGGTCACAGACACGCTGCCATCTGTAGATAGCCATTGGATCAAAAACCTGTCAATTAGATACGCCGAAGTCCCCACCCCTCCGCTTGTGGTGAAAGCGTTAATCGTCCCCCTCTGCGCGATCCTCATGTCGCCGTTGATGATGCGGTTGCGGAAGGAGATGGGATTTCCCATCGACACGGTGCCCGAGACGACCAAATCACCAGCAACCTCCAAGGCGCGCTGCGGGTTGGCGATGCCCACGCCCACCTTGGAGTCGCTGGTGACGCAGAGGGACTCTTCGGTGCCGTTGAGGGTCCATTCGAGTATGGATACTGGGTTGCCACCCGACAAGTTATAAGTTGTGTTTACGACCAATCTGTAAAAGTTGTAAGCCTGGGTCGCACCGACGGAAAATGTCAGGTTCCACGGACTGGCCCACGTCAGACCCGACTGCGAATTCACCAGGGTCCAGTTGACGCCATCACGTGATCCGAGAATCCAGAACTTTGTGGGAGGCTGGTATGGATAATCAGATCGAACCCAGATGACGTAATTGGACAGAATAACAGAAACAGGCATCTGGAGCTGAAGCCATTCACCTACGTATGAAGATCCGGTGACGTCAACAGTCACGTTCGACCCATAGTAACTTCCGCCATTCGCGTAAACGGCAACAGATGACCAGAAGGGGTTTACAGAAGGGGTTCCCGTCCAACTTGTGGTCTTGTCGAAGGCTCCCCATATCGGATACGCCCCTCCAGCGTACTCACTACTCGCACTCGCCACGTACTTCCCCTGCCCGTACGTCACGGAGGCATTAGAGGTTGTATCGAGCAAATAGCTGCTCATGGGCGCCGGGGGGTACGACTGGATCACGCGACCGGCACCGAGGGAGGTGGCGTTGAGCCCCCTCCCCTGCACTTCCAAAGTGGTGCCGACCTGTCCGCCCAGTGACTTGAGGAGGAGCAGGGTGCTAGAGTCGGTGGCGAAGGGCGCCGTGGGAACCGTGTACGTCGAGCCGGTGTACCGAGCGACGTTGGACACGCGGACATCGGCGAGGTTGCCCTGAAAATACGTATTATAAGTAAATCCCACTGTTAACAAACTCGTTGGATTGAAAACCATGTTGGCCGCGGACGGAGTTGACGGTGTTGACGTGAGAGTTACTGAACTATAAACATTTGTCCTGACGCCATCATAAGTTGCTGCAATATGAGACCACGTGTTTAGCGGTAGGGGCGTGGCGGATCCACCGGCGTATCCTACACCCGAATTATACTGAAAATAGACACGCCCACCAGAGTCCAATCCAAACTCCCAATCACGTACCGTTGCCGTTGTAGGATTTCTGTATGAGACGACTGCAGGGGTGCCACCACTAAAACTAGTAGGATACACCCACCCCTCAATAGTCCACGCGTTCGCCCAGATGTTGGTGGTCAGAGCAGACGACGCCGCGTTGCCATAGTCGATGTAGCCCGTGCCGTCGAAACGGATCGAGTCGAGCTGCGGGTACGTGGTCGAGTAGGGACTGAGCACGTTGCTCGTGACGCCGCCGACTGGGACGGGCTCGGCGCCGTACGCAGCTATCTGTTGTGGCAACTGAGGGACGTCAAAAAAGGACGGGTAGGTGGGCAGAGGGTACTGGGACTCGAGTTGCCAGGCGACGGTCGCGCCTGCGGGGACGGCTGCAAAGTTCGGGTTCGCAGTGAAGTTTCCGCTTGAATAAACGTTGCCGAGTGAAGGCGAGCCAGAGGTGCCAAATGTCAGACGGGCCTTGGCGATGGCGAAGTTGGGGCCGAGTTGTCCACCAAAAGGTCCCACTGTAATCGGTACGCCCGCAGTGACCGTGACCACGGATGAGACATTGGGGGCCACCGTACCGTTGCCGGCCGGAGTATATCCATAGCCGCTAAGAGGGAGGAAGGTTCCATTTACGGCAATATAGGCGTTCGAACCGTTGCACTGAACCATAATGTGATTCCATGTACCAGTTGTGAGGGTCGCCGGTGCCGTATTCAAACTGTAAGGGAAAGTTGAGTTAATCCAGTACAGCCCCACTTGGCCACCAGATAGAGCCCCGAACCCCCAATCGTACTCCGCCGCCGCCACTGGAAAATACAGACCCATGGAATATGGGCTCGAACTAGATATGTAATAGCCGTTTGCACTTGCAAAACTTGCATAGTTGACCCACATCTCGCAGCAAAACCCGTTAGTCTTCCAGTTAATGTTTTGACCAGAATTCACCTCCGTGTAATAAGACCCCACCGTCCCCGGCAAGGTCAAAACAGGTCCATAGGGCGAAGTGGACGCGCCCGGGAAGTACTGGGACTGGAGGGCGAGGGTCAGGTTGGACGTGTAGCCGGTGTCCATGCCGGTTCGGTACACAGGGGCGGTTGTGAAGGGGGGCGACTGGGCCGTGAAGTTGCCCACGGGGACGATACAACCAGTCATGACGCGGACGTCGGCGATGTATCCTGCAAATGGAGTCGGGCCGGCGACATCATACCCGATGTAGATGTTCGCAGTTGGCTGGAGCCGCGGTTGAGTCGCGACGGCCGTACCCGTAGCCGCAATGCCGTTCACGAACAAATACGGCTGTCCTGCAGTCGCACTCGTTCTGTTGTACGAAAACGCAACATGAACCCAACCGTTCAAACCGATAGTAGTTCCGTGCGTCGAAGATCCGATTTGAGCACCGGATGTGTTGTTGAGATAAGCGTTTAGAGCACCAGGACTGCCTGCTCCTACATAGAACACGATGTCCGTTCCGGAACCGACTGCGCGTTCAAAGATCGCACCTGCAGCTGCCGACGTTCTGTAAATCCACGCTTCAACAAATATATTAGAAAGCGCCAAGTTCGAGAAGTTGGCGGAGTGCCCACCGTTCTGGAACAACACTCCCGAATTTACCGTCCCCGGCAAACTCAAAGCCGGGTTGTACGTTGGCGCACTGGTCACAACGGCCGCCGCATTACTCAGGTACCGTTGAATCAAATTCGTGGTGGTCGTCAGAGGCACGGACCCGGTCACGTACTGCGTCACGTCCAGAGAGCCAGCGGGCGTGCGCCGAGCCAGGACGTAGTTGTTCGAAGACGCGTCCGAGGTGACGGTCACGTTCCCGACAAACGAGGTGTTTCCGTTCACGGTAAAAGTTTCAGTCAGTAGAGAGGGGTTGACGCCGCCTATGCCCACCGCTCCACCTGTGTAATACACAGAGGAACCCTGTTGGCTCCAGGGGTTGGTCGAGGGCGAGACGTACGAGCCGACGGGTTTCAGAGAGACGAAGGTCGAGACGTTGGACAGGGCGACAGTCGACTGAGTTCCCGGGAAGATGACATCCAGGTAGTAATACTTGGAGGTGTCCGTGATGTTCAAGGGCATGGTGACTATGGTCGTGGGGTCCTGGGTATACATCGGTGCGTACTGGTAGATGTACGGGCCCTGGGTCCCTGGAGCCGTGTCGCTCGCTAGCGACCCCACGCCGAACATCATGGGCGTCACGGAGGTATTGAGACACATGCTGACCTCGTAGATTCCCACCTGGTTAACCTGGAAGTTTCCGCCCGAGGTGACCGTCAGAGCCGTGCTCACACCACTAACGGTCCAGCCGTTGGAGGAGGTCATGGCCAGGCGGAAGGTGTTGGAGGTCACGGGAGCAGACAAGGTGGTGGTTCCGTAAGCGTTCATGAGGAGCCCGGATGCGACACCGGTCGCAGAGGTCAAGTAGTTGCCAAAGGGCCCGACCTGCACGTACGTGCCATACGCCGAACCCACGGCGGTCGTGGAGCGAGTCGGGTACAGGGTCGTCGGAGTTCCTGCTGCGGTGCTGAAGAAGGCGTCGAGGTAGTAATACTGCGAGGTGTCCTGGACGGTCAAGGGGATCGTGATCACCGTACTGGGTGATGAATTCAGAGGGAAATTGTAGACGTAGTCGTAGCCAGAGGTTGCGGCGGTCGAACCAGTCGGCAAGGCTGCGAAGGAGCTCGAGGAGGTCTTGCCAAATGCCAACTTCACGATGGGCTGATCACCGACGATGACGCAGGTCACCTGGTAGAGGCCGCCCGTCGCAAACTTGAGCATGCCCGAGGCGGCGGAGAAGGCCGAGACGGAGGCTACGGCTTCGGGGTTGAAGCTTGAAAGATTGATGTGGTAGCCGGCGATGGCGGGACCGGCTGATCCCGTGATGAACGGTGAGCCGAGAGGGTACCCAGCGCCCCCGAGAGAGTAGAGGACGCCCTGTGACGTCCCGGAGCCGGAGCCGACGGAGCCGCCGACGGAATAGATGTTACCCGCGACGACCAAATTACCCGTGAGGTACACGTTTCCGTAACCTGTATTCGTACTCAAATTAGAGGACATGATGATGTTGGACGTGTAGAGGTTCGAACCCACCGTTATATTCGTCACGTTCGCATCGCCCGTGACGTTTAGGGAGACGATATTCGCCGTTGAAATATTGGCGGTGAGAACGTTAGCATTGCTCAGGAACGCGCTCGAAGAAACATTGAGGAACGTGACGTTGGCCTGTGTGCTCACATTCAGGGACGTGACGTTGGCCGTGAGGACGTTGGCCTGAAAAAGAGTCGTGAACCCCGAGACGTTAAGGGTCGTGACATTAGCCGTGAGGACGTTTCCAGACGTGATATTGGATGTGAGGACGTTGGCAAATGTGAAGGAGGCGAATGAGGAGACGTTGAGGGTCGTGACATTTGCCTGTGTGCTCACATTCAAGGACGTCACATTGGCAGTGAGGACGTTCGCGTTGCTCAGGGTCGTGAAGCCGGAGACGTTGAGGGTCGTGACATTTGCCCGTGTGCTCACATTCAAGGACGTCACATTGGCAGTGAGGACGTTCGCGTTGCTCAGGGTCGTGAAGCCAGAGACGTTGAGTGTCGTGACATTTGCCTGTGTGCTCACATTCAGGGATGTGACGTTGGCAGTGAGGACGTTCGCGTTGCTCAGGCTCGTGAAGCCAGAGACATTGAGGGTGGAAATGTTCGCCGTGAGGACGTTTCCAGATGTGATATTCGCAGTGAGGACATTCGCAAATGTGAAAGAGGCGAATGAGGATACGTTGAGAGACGTGACATTGGCTTGGGTCGAGACGTTCAGGGAAGTGACGTTGGCCGTCAGAACGTTTGCGTTGTTCAGAGTCGTGAAGCCGGAGACGTTGAGAGTCGTGACATTTGCCCGTGTGCTCACATTCAGTGAGGTCACATTGGCAGTGAGGACGTTAGCCTGAAAGAGGGTCGCGAAACCCGACACATTCAGGGTTGTGACATTGGCCTGGGAACTGACGTTGAGCGAAGAGACGTTTATGACGGGCGCATTGACGTTCGTAGAGGCGGTCAGGACGGTGACTGATGCGGTGTTTGAGCCGACGATCGCACCGTAAAACCCCGTGGTGGCGATCGCAGTCACGGCATTGGAGACGGGTGTAGTGACTATAGGGGCGTAGACGTTCGTACTCGCGGTCAGTGTACTCACGGACGCGGTGTTCAGACCGGCTAAAGTACCATAGAAGGCTGATGATGTTGATACCGACCCTGTGATTGAGACCCCCTGAGCAAACGTGACTGGCCCTGCAAAACTCGACGTGCCAGTGCCGTTAACCGCGGCATTGCCGACGGTCACGACGTCACCAAAATTGGTGATTGTCGGCATTACATTTTACGGAGAGTTTTTTCGGCGCCGGGACCCGTAAGGGTCCCTCTGAAACCCTGCGTGAACGGCCCTCTGGGCTTCCACAAACTCAATAAAGACTCACATCGTGAAGATTTATTGATTTTGTGGATCCAGTAGGATCCCAAGCGAGCGCCTTCGGTACTCACTTGGTCTTTAGAGAGGCCTCAGAGTCACATAGGATCCCGTGTATCCTTCAGCCACCACATTGGTATAGGCCGTCTTGTGGATATTTTCTCCAGTTTTTCTCACAGACTCGTAATCTATGAAGTAGTACCTAGATGTAGAATCCACAAAGAAGGGAATCTGAACAGGGACGGACGGATCCTGACCCACGGAAATTCTGTAACAATAAAGCCAAACGCCTGGGTCAGCCAGATTCGAATGGACGTCAGATGTATTTGAGCTCAGAGCAATAGTTTTGATATTGTTGTCCGAAGTAAGAACAACCGTGAACTGGTACGGCCCCGTCTGATTGAAGCGGAAGCCGCCGTTGGCAGTCGGACCGGTTATCAAGGGGTTAGATCCATAGGTTGTCCATGAGGCCAAGGGGTTCGGGCCAAAGAGGGTAAACAGATTGGACGTGATAGAGCCGGCAATATTTCCAGTCCAATTTCCAGTTGAATTGAGAGTATAAGTGGCGTTGAGATTCATGAAGAGACCGGAGGAGACGGGTATGACCCCTGGTGTGGCGATGCTCGCGGCGTTGAGAGTCTGCAAGTTCGAGTTGCCCGAGACCGTGAGGCTCGTGAGGGTTCCGAGACTCGTGACGTTGGTCTGGGCGCTCTGGAGCTGCGATGCAGAGAAGGCGCCTATAGTCACGTTCGAGGCGTTCAGGTTACTCAGGGTGTTTCCCGAACCTCTGAAAAAGCCGGAGGTTGTGAGACCTGAGACGGTCAAGGAGGTCAATGTGCCTACGGAGGTGATGTTGGTCTGTGCTGCTTGAACAACACTCTGGGCGGTGGGCACGGTCGAGACGTTCGCACCGTTTATGTTTGAAAGACCTGATGCGTTCCCTGTGAACAAATTTGAATTCAAAATTCCCGCGATGGTCAGACCAGTGAGGGTTCCTACGGACGTGATGTTAGGTTGAGCCGGTTGGGAAACCACCAGAGCGACGTTAGCCCGGGCTACATTTCCAACTAAATTTGAACTGTTAATGTTCGAGAGACCTGAGGCGTCAGAGGCGATGAGTAAACCGTTTATCGTGAGACCCGTGAGCGTACCCAGTGACGTCACGTTGGGCTGGGAAGAAGCAATCACTGATTGCGCTGTTGGGACGGTCGAGACGTTCGATCCATTTATGTTTGAAATTCCCGATGCGTTCCCTGTGAACAGACCCGCATTCAAAACCCCAGAGACGGAAAGGGACGTGAGGGTTCCTAAACTCGTGATGTTGGGTTGGGACGGTTGCGAAACCACCAGAGCGATGTTAGCCTGTGCCACATTTCCGACTAAATTTGAAGAGTTGATGTTCGAGAGACCCGAGGCGTTCCCTGTGAGGAGATCCGCTTGCAAAACCCCCGAGACGGTCAGGGCGCTCAGAACGCCGACAGACGTGATGTTGGGTTGAGCCGGTTGGGACACGACCAGGGCGACGTTAGCCTGTGCAACATTACCCACGAGCACGGAGCTTATTACGTTCGTGAGCCCATTGCCTTGCCCCGTGAAGAAAGAGGCTGTGATGTTACCCGTCGAGTAAAGACCTGTCAAGGTTCCCACCTGAATAACATTAGGTTGGAAAGGTTGTGAGACCACCATGGCCACATTAGCCTGGGCGACATTTCCGACTAAATTTGAACTGTTAATATTTGAAAGACCCGAGGCGTTACCGGTGAACAGACCCGCATTCAAAACCCCAGAGACGACCAGGGACGTGAGGGTTCCCACGGACGTGATGTTGGGTTGGGACGGCTGGGAAACCACCGTGGCCACATTAGCCTGGGAGACATTTCCGACTAAATTTGAACTGTTGATATTTGAAAGACCGGAGGCGTTACCGGTGAACAGACCCGCATTCAAAACCCCAGATACACCGAGACCAGTGAGGGTTCCTACGGACGTGATGTTGGGTTGAGCCGGTTGCGACACGACCAGAGCGATATTGGCCGATGCGACGTTACCCACGAGAACGGAGCTGAGGATGTTGGAGATGCCGTTACCCTGACCGAATATGATTCCTATATTTGACACTGACGAGACGTTCAGAGTAGTTGATGATAGGAAAGGGACGGTCAAGGTGTCAAAGTTGAAAACAGTGTTGGTCGAGTTTGACGTGAATCCATTTGCATAGATGTCGGTCAAGTTGGAGATACCCGAGACGTTGAGAGCCGTGAGTGTCCCCGTGCGCGTGATGTTCGGTTGCAAAGGCTGAGAAACCACGAGGGCGACGTTAGCCTGTGCCACATTTCCGACTAAATTTGAACTGTTAATATTTGAAAGACCGGAAGCGTTCCCTGTGAACAAATTTGAATTCAAAATTCCAGATACCACAAGACCAGTGAGGGTTCCTACGGACGTCACGTTGGGTTGGGTTGGTTGCGAAACCACAAGGGCCACATTAGCCTGTGCTACATTTCCAACTAAATTTGAAGAGTTGATGTTCGAGAGACCGGAGGCGTTACCGGTGAACAGACCCGCATTCAAGACCCCAGAGACGATCAGGGACGTGAGGGTGCCTACGGAGGTGATGTTTGGTTGGGCGGCGACAATCACGCTCTGAGCCGTGGGCACGGTCGAGACGTTTGCACCGTTTATGTTTGAGAGACCTGATGCGTTCCCTGTGAGGAGGTCTGCTTGCAAAACCCCAGAGACGACGAGGGAGTTTAGTATTCCTAAACTCGTCACGTTGGGTTGAGCCGGTTGCGACACGACCAAAGCCACATTAGCCTGTGCCACATTTCCGACTAAATTTGAAGAGTTAATATTTGAGAGGCCCGAGGCGTTTCCGACGAGCAGGCTCGCCTGTGAGATCCCCGTGACGGTCAGGGACGCGATGTTGGCGGTGGTCACGACGTTTATGTTCGACGCGAGTAAATTTGAAACGGCCGCGTTCGATGCGTTTAGGAACGCTGTGTTCGATATATTGGTCTTGAGAATGTTGAAGAAGGCGGTGTTGGCGCCTAGGCCGCCTGTGACGTTGGCGGTTGTGAACCAGCTGGCACCGGAGACGTTGAGGTTCACGAGGGTTCCTAGACTTGTGATATTTGATTGGGTATTTGAAAGTTGGAGGGATGTCAGGGCGCCCGTTAGGTTTGAGGAATTTACGTTTGAAATTCCAGATCCATTTCCCATGTACAATTGAGAAGTCACGGTATCGATGGACGCCCCTTGAACCACTGTCAGGGCGTACCCTGGGCTCGCCCCGGTGTGGATAGCCACGTTGCCCTCGGGGTCTATGACCATGGCCAGGGTCGTAAAGTCCCAAAACTCGGCGACGTTTTGCGTGTGACCGGAGCCGCCGCCCTCAAATTGAACCACCTTGAGGGCCGTGGCCGTCCCTGAATTGTTGATGCTCAGGGCATTCGTGACCTGGGTATTCGTTGCTGTGATTGTGAAATTGCCAGTGACTGTAAGGTTGGCGGCGGTGAGGTTTCCGAAGGAGTGAGTCCCTGCAGAGGCTAAGAGATTTCCTACAAGATACGTGTCACCCCTGACCACGAGGGAATCGGTCGACGTGCTCGTGAACACGTTGAGAGCCCCAGCTACGTTGGAGTATCCCATCTAATAAAGTCATAGAGTTTATTAGGGATGAGCTTCACGAATAGTGGCTCTGGGAATCTTATCACGATGACCAGGCCTGTTTCCGGAGGTGGTGGTTCTGGAACTCCCGTGGATCTCTCTGCGAGTCCCGCGACTATACCAGCGGTTGCAACGACGACTAGCGGCCCTATTTCCACGGAGGGAGCTCTTAGTTTCACGGGAACGGGAATACAAATAAACGGCGCCAAGTTCCCCTTTGACTGGTGGACGGGTGGAGGGTTTACGGTCGAGGCCTGGGTCAAGTACACGAGTTTCACAAATGCCCTCGGATCAGGGGTCGTCCCACTCGCTCTAGGTCTCATGCAGCCCGCGGGCAACATAGCAGATTGGGCCCTCGGGCCGAATGGCGCCGGCACTATCCAATTCTACTATTATAGCGCCGGACAGAATACCAAGGTGACTGCAAACGCCATGTCGACAAACACTTGGACGCATATATGCGCGCAGCATGACGGAACCAACTTCCACATGTATATCAACGGCATTCGGAGCCACGGACCGACCGCCATATCAGGACTCGTGACCGTCTCCACGAGCCACTCGTACTTTGGTCTCGGGCAATACTTCAATTCGACGGGTCCTACGTACCAGATTGCGGATCTGCGTTTGGTCAGGGGCGCGGCCGTCTACCCTGTGACGGGGTTCACGGCGCCGACCGCCAAGCTCACGGTGGCTGCGGTGGGCACGACTGTCTTTTTGCTTCAGGTGCCTATTGGTAATCAGCCCGTCCAGATGACGAGAACCTTGGGGATACTCGACGCGATCAGCACGGCTCCTTCCGCTGCATTCAGCCTCAGAAGGCTCTACAGGTCGTGGAATTCCCCTGTCGTGCAAGTCCGCCGGCAATCCGATCTTCTTTCAAATACATTCGTGGCTGATATTTACGGGAATCTTTCAAACGTTCAGAACGGCACGACCCTGCAGACGTTCCTGAACGCAACGTCGGGCAATATCCTGACGTGGTACGACCAGTCGGGTCAGGGGCGGAACGCCACTGGTACGCAAACCAAGATTGTTCAAACATCAAATGTGAATCAGAAATGGGCTCTAAATCCAACGAGCGGTGGGCTCTCAGTGGCGGGAGGGGCGTTTATGAACGGCACAGACTTTACCATCACATGCACGACCAAGCGTCTAGGGACTCAGGGTAACGACGGCGTCTATGGGTACGGCGCGAACTCCTCGTGGGTCTCCCAAGCGTCGGTTCCCACAACCTACGGCGATAACACGCGGTTCGCGCTCGTCATGCCCAACGCAGGTTCAACGGACGTTAGGTTCAATGATTCATCTTTTTCGGCCGCATTCTCGTCGAATGCGAACGTCCTCCCGTCCTCTTTCGTCGCGGCGACCGAACCCACCATCACCACGGCCGTGACGCTCACAGGGTCTCAACAACGCATGTATATCAACGGGACGGCGAACGGTCTCCCCATCTCGACGCTGACACAACTCACAGCGAACGCATCGACCGGTTTCACGATCGGAACAGTGAATTACTATGGCAACTTTCTCGGAGAAATGGGAGAACTTCTCATCTTCAACAGCGCCTTGTCCCCTGCAGACATTTATTCTGCTCGGTAAAATTAGATGTTCACGGTGCCCGGACTCGCCCAATTCGTGTCATCAGGGGGTGTGGGGCAGGCGAAGTTTTACGCGACGCCTCTACCGGGCGCGACGATCGTGAGCGGGGCGGGAGCCGCCACCATGTCCAACGTGGGTATGACAGCTCTCGTGTCCGTCTACCAGGACGACGTGGGGAACCCATGGAACCTGCCGATGGACTTTTACTTTTTGGGAACGAATTACGGAAAGAACCTGAATGGCGGAATGGGATGGTGTTCCAATTTCGTCATCAGTTTTTCTCTTTCAGGAAACGATATCAACTGGCCGTCGACAAAGCCGGGCGTCTTGCTCGGCAACTCCGACCGAGCCACAAACACGTTCCATTTTTCGGGGCTACAGACTTCTGGGGTTGTTCAGTACGTGAATTGCGTCCTTCAGGGTCAGAACGTCTTTAACGATAGTACGCCCTATGCCGTCAAGTACCAGTACAGGCTCATAAGGGATCCACAGTACCAATATATAGAGGTCAGAGCTGCGACGGCTCCTTCGACACAGGGTACGTGGCGCGTGGTATCCGGCCCACCGGGTGGGAACGTGATTATGGCCACTGGTGCGTACGTGGGGACGGGTCTGAGCGGTGTGTGGCGCAGCTCAGCGACTGGAACCGGTTGGACGTGGTTCGCCAACAGCTACGTCACGTTCTAGTTTGACGCTCTTCAGAGCCTCGTCGAAAAGTTTTTTAATGTGTGGAAACCCACGGTACTGGTCTAGGGTAGCGAGGAGTCCGAGGCGGATGTCCTCGAGGTTCTGATTCTCCTGATCGAGCAAAGTCAAGATGAATGCATGGTTTTCAGGGGAGGTCATGGTCAGTTAAAATTTTAGAACGAAAATAAATCATGGAAGAACTCAACAAGGGGATCACGTTTACACGAGGCGTCCCACTCGACAGGTGGGACAGCGATGCGTACATGCGATTGTATGAGAACCAGTACCAGGAAGCCCTGAAGCGTCTTGAGAAGTTCAAGCAAGACGCGTCAGAGAAGGAGCAAAAGTTCATTTCACTCGGCGTCTCTACTTTTGAAATTGAAAATTGGAAGTACGGCCTGTCCAATGAGCACATCCAGTTGCTCGAAAGGGTCATTGATTCCAAGAAGCAAATTGATTGGTTGAAGAGGGGACTCCGTCAGTTGATCAAGGACAAAATTAGTCTCTTGGAGTCTATGATCTGATTCCCAAGAATTCACGACCAATCTTCGAGCCGACAAACATGAAAGCCAGACCCGTCAGCGCGATGACTGCGTGCTGACGCTGCTGACGCAGAAGCTGGATGTGAGCCGCCAAAAGAATGAAAAAGCCGAGCCAAAAGAGGCTAGGGTACAACTCCATTAATTAGTACGAAGATTTTTACACGAGTTCAGACCAGGCCAGGACTGTGTAGACTACAGGATTGTTTGTACACTGAATCGCGGCTAAAGTGATTATGTCGCTCGTTTGTGTGAATGAGTTGCGGCCCAATTGAGCCTCGAAGAAGGTCGCTGGCAAAAGAGTACTACCGGCACCGGACTGTGCAAACCCGGATTCTATGACGCGGCCACCCGAAATAGCCGTCGATGAATCGTCAATCTGGACGTTCGTACTATCTGCATGAGATCGCCAATTCACACCGGTCAGGGTCCCGTTGAGAATCACGCTCCAACGAGCCACGTCGTTTATTCCACTTACTGCAACTGCAATCTGTTTCAGAACGGCTATCGCATCGAGACGACCGGCTGCGAGCCTGATGGAACACAAGGGTTTAAGGGTCGCACTTAGGGTCGTCGATGTAACGTTCGATTGAACATACAAAGCCTCTTTTGGTTCGTAGCCCCCTTCGGACAAGACGGTCGAACAAATTTGGATCAAATTTGAAGTTCCGGAAGTCGCAGCCTTGTTGAAAATTTCGTAGCGCAAGGGTAAACACGCGGTGGTTGTGTACGTATAAGGCAGAATATTTGCATGATTAAACGTGTGACAATTAATGAACGTCCCATCGATGACGACGCCAATACGAACAGAGCCTACACCGAGCCATTCAGTATCTGCATAGAAAATCTGAGACTTTGTAATGTCCAGTGTTTTACCAGACGCGCCTGAACCATTTAACTTGTCGACATTCCAATCGGGCTGAGCCACGATAGTCTCGGACACGGTTCCCAAAGTGTTTGAACGTTCGACGATGTACACGTTCGAATAAAGAGTTGTAGGACTTGTGTTCGAACCAACTTGTATATAGTAGCCATTTTCTGTACCAAAATATCCAACACGCTGAACGAGTCCGGACTTGGCCGGGTTCATGACAAAAGTCGACATGGTCAGGAGCGACTTACCTGGCTGGTAATTGAAGACGTATCGGGACTCACGTGCGACAAAGTCATTGATGTTGCTCGTGACGAAGAGGTTGGTGGATGAACTCGCTTGATTATAATTTACAGAAGTTCCTATGCCAATTAAATTTGAAAAAAACTTTGAATTCAATTGGTACCGATTTTGAGAATCAAAAAGGGTCACGGGGTTACTGACACGCAGACGGCCGAATGAATCCACCTGTTCAGTATGTTTCAAGGTCACATCCGAGTTTATGATGTAGCCCATGATTCTACTAGAAGCTTAGATTAAACTCCAACGAGTTCCTGTCCATAAAGTGGTTAACGATATGTTGTTCAGAGCCATGGTTATATTTGAATTTCCATCTATAATATCAGAACCTGAAGCCTGGAGGAGAACGGACGTGACGGACGCGTTCCCCGCCTCGTCCTTCACGACATATGATTTTCCAATAGGAATTGAAGATCCGAGAGGAAGGGTGACCTTGCGAGCTCCGTTGACTCCTATATAGTAGTCGGATGTGAGGGCTGTGTAATTACTCGTTAGTCCCGTGACGACAGAATAAAGTGTCGCGCCAAACACGTTTCCGTAGATGTTGCCCGTCACGCGTAAATCCCCTGAAACGTCCAATTTATACTGTGGATTCACAGCTCCAATTCCGACTGAATTTGAAAAGTAAATATTCGACCCAGAATTGATCCACTGAGTTCCAGGGGTTCCACCCGGTCCTCCGGTCGCGAGGCCTCCGCCCTGCAGAGGCGTGATGGCCAGGTAGGTGCCCCCATCGCTCGTAGCGGTCGCCTTGAGGACGCCCCCATCCGTGCTGAACAGATCCAGATAGTAGTACTTGCTCGTGTCAGTCACGTTGAAAGGAATCTCTATCAGCTCCGTGGGGTTCTGGGTTATGAAGGTCGTGTAGCGGTACATGTAGTCCTGATCCGTCCCGTGAATGTCAGCCACGTTCGAACCGACAGCCAGACCCGTGATGTTGTCTGTCGAGTTGAACACGGCGCGAAGCATGTACGGCCCCGCGACACTAAACTGGAAGTTGCCATTGGGTGTGACCGTTATGAGTGTGGAGGTTCCGTTGATCGTGAAACCGTTCGAGAGGCCGACCGAAAGGGGGTAAGTCACGCCGTACAGAGCACCAGTGTAGGGAACCTGGAGTGTAATGTCTGAAGGCAGTGAGAAATAGTAGCCGCCACCAGACCCAAGGGGCATACCGAGAGCCGAAAAGACGTTACCCGAAACTATGATGTTACCGTCCAGGTATGTGTTCCCATAGATCGTACCGGGCAATATATTGCTTGTGACCGTGAGGTTACCAGTCGTGAGAGAAATCAAGTTACCTAGAGACGTCACGTTAGGCTGATCCGGTGTTGCCAATGACCCCCATATGGCCGTGAGATTCGAAACCCCTGAAACATTTAGAGAGCTCAAGGTTCCAATTGAAGTTATATTGGGCTGAGCTGGTTGCGAGACCACCAGAGCCACATTGGCGTTCGCCACGTTACCGACCAAGTTACTTGAATTTAGGTTTGAAATTCCAGAACCGTTGGAGGCTATGAGTAAACCGTCGATCGTCAGACCCGTCAGGGTACCAACTGAGGTGATGTTGGGCTGGGCAGGTTGTGAGACCACCAGAGCCACATTGGCGTTGGCAACGTTTCCGACTAAATTACTTGAATTTAGGTTTGAAATTCCAGAACCGTTGGAGGCTATGAGTAACCCGTTGATCGTCAGACCGGTCAGAGTACCTAGTGACGTCACATTGGGTTGAGCTGGTTGAGAAACCACCATGGCCACATTGGCGTTGGCCACGTTCCCAACTAAATTACTTGAATTTAGATTTGAAATTCCAGAACCGTTCGAGGCTATGAGTAAACCGTCAATTGTCAGACCCGTTAGGGTACCCAGTGACGTTACGTTGGGCTGAGCAGGTTGTGAGACCACCAGAGCCACGTTTGAGTTTGCAACGTTACCGACCAAATTACTTGAATTTAGGTTTGAAATTCCAGAACCGTTTGAGGCTATGAGTAACCCATTGATTGTCAGACCCGTCAGGGTACCTACTGAGGTGATGTTGGGCTGAGCAGGTTGGGTGACCACTAGGGCGGTGTTGGCGTTGGCAACGTTCCCAATTAAATTACTTGAATTAAGGTTTGAAATTCCTGAACCGTTTGAGGCTACTAGTAAACCGTCAATTGTCAGACCTGTCAGTGTACCTACTGAGGTGATGTTAGGTTGAGCAGGTTGGGAGACCACCAGGGCAACATTGGCGTTGGCCACGTTCCCCACGAGGTTCGAAGAATTTAGGTTTGAAATTCCAGAACCGTTTGAGGCTATGAGTAAACCGTCAATTGTCAGACCTGTCAGGGTACCTAGTGACGTTACGTTGGGCTGGGCCGGCTGGGAGACCACAAGAGCCACGTTTGAGTTTGCAACGTTCCCAACTAAATTACTTGAATTTAGGTTTGAAATTCCAGAACCGTTTGAGGCTATGAGTAAACCATTGATCGACAGGGAGTTTAGGACACCTAAACTTGTGATGTTGGGTTGGGCCGGCTGGGAGACCACCAGAGCCACATTGGCGTTTGCGACGTTCCCCACGAGGTTCGAGGAATTTAGGTTAGAAATTCCGGAACCGTTTGAGGCTATCAAAAGTCCCTGGACTGTGAGTCCCGTCGAGACGGTGATATTTGGGATGAGTAAAGTATCGAAAAGAATATTTACATTGGTGGCGTTAGCAGTGATTGCGCTAGTGACTGAAAATGATGACGTGTTTGTTTCACCTGAAACATTCAGGGACGTGAGTATACCTACGGAAGTGATGTTGGGCTGAGCCGGTTGGGAGACGACCAGGGCTACATTTGCCCTGGCGACGTTTCCAACTAAGTTAGAGGAGTTGATGTTAGACAACCCCGATGCGTTAGAGGCTATCAAAAGCCCGTTGACTGTGAACGCACGCCCCGCCTGGTTGACGCTCGTTATATTGGGTTGAGCCGCCTGGGAGACCACGAGAGCCACATTGGCGTTGGCTACGTTACCGACTAAATTACTTGAATTTATGTTCGAAATTCCAGAACCGTTTGAGGCTATCAGTCGCCCCTGAATTGTGAGACCAGTTAGGGTACCCACGGACGTGATGTTGGGCTGGGAAGGAGCAATCACTGATTGCGACGTGGGGACGGTCGAGACGTTCGCGCCATTCACGTTGGACAGACCGGAAGCATTTGACGCTACTAAAAGACCGTTAATAGTGAATTTTGTAGAAGCCGTGCCCACACTCGTGATGTTTGGTTGGGCAGACAGTGACACACTTTCAGCCAGGGGCACAGTTCCTTCGATATTGCTCGCCGGGAGGGATGAAAGAGCCGACCCGTTTGAAACTATGTTTCCTATTGTGGCGGTACCTAGAACGTAAAGGTTTGAGCCTATCGGGGGCGCGCTTAGGGTTCCTATTGAAACGCCGTTCTGATACGCTACATTACCAGCGACTGATGTCCATTGAGATGCGACGATGGGCACGTTACTTGCAGTTGTGACGCGGCCGTACTGGTCTATAGTGACTTGCGAGACGTTGGCGCCCGAACCGTACATTCCAGAGGTCACACCGCTCGTGGGTAACACACCGGTGCTTAGTGTGCCAAACGCCAGGTTCGAGGCATTTAGGTTTGAAATTCCAGAACCATTGGAGGCTCTCAAAAGTCCGTTGACGGTCAAACCTGTTAAAGAACCGACACTGGTTATGTTTGGCTGGGCTGGCTGTATGACCGAATTGGCTGTGGCGACCGTTCCGACGATGGCCGAAGAAGGGATCGAATAGAGACCTTGGCCGTCCCCCGAAATTGTACCGGCTATTAGAGACCCGATGACGCTCAGGGTCGTGAGGGCTCCTACTGAAGTGATATTGGGTTGAGCCGGGTTGACTACCGAACCAGCGGTATTGGCGTAGTTGACCGTACCTGAGAGGTTGCTTATGGGTATGTTTGTGAGACCGGCACCCGAACCATAGAACGTCCCACCAGTCACGGATCCCGAAACGGTCAGGGAGGTCAATGTGCCGACCGACGTGATATTGGGTTGAGAAGGCTGCGAGACCACCATGGCCACATTGGCGTTGGCCACGTTCCCAACTAAATTACTTGAATTTAGGTTTGAAATTCCTGAACCATTTCCTGTAAACAAATTTGAGTTCAAAATTCCAGAGACCACAAGACCGGTCAGGGTTCCTAGGGACGTCACATTGGGTTGGGCAGGTTGGGAGACGACCATGGCCACATTGGCCTGTGCAACATTGCCCACCAGGTTTGAGGAATTTAGGTTTGAAATTCCTGACCCATTTCCTGTGAGTAGACTTGCTTGCAAAACTCCCGAGACCACAAGACCGGTCAGGGTACCGAGTGACGTCACGTTGGGTTGGGCCGGCTGGGAGACTACAAGAGCCACATTTGCGTTGGCCACGTTCCCGACTAGGTTAGATGCGTTGACATTAGACAACCCCGACGCATTTGAGGCGACGAGTAACCCATTGATCGTCAGACCGGTCAGGGTACCAAGTGACGTCACGTTGGGTTGGGCCGGCTGGGAGACTACAAGAGCCACATTGGCGTTGGCCACGTTCCCGACTAGGTTAGAGGCGTTGACATTAGACAACCCCGACGCGTTGGAGGCTATGAGTAAACCATTGATCGACAGGGAGTTTAGGACACCTAAACTCGTGATGTTGGGTTGGGCAGGTTGAGAGACTACCAGAGCCACATTGGCACTCGCAACGTTCCCGACTAAATTACTTGAATTTATGTTCGAAATTCCAGAACCATTTCCTGTGTACAGACTGGCTAGGACAGTCGAGAGATTCGAGACGCCGAAAACATTTAGGGTGGCTGACCCAAAAACGGTGGCTGAATTTACGTACAAAGTTGAAACGTTGAGGGTGTCAGTGATGTTGGCCGAGCCAAGGACGTACAGGTTCGATCCCACGGGTGGTGCACTCAAGGTGCCTACGGACACACCGTTCTGGTACGCGACGTTTCCAGCGACGGTCGTCCACTGAGAAGAAAGGATCGCGACGTTGGAGGCGGCCGTCACGAGACCGTACTGATCCACAGTCACCTGTGAGACATTTGCAAATGAACCGTATGTACCGGCCACCACTCCACTTGGCGGTAAATTCGTGTTTGAAATTGTTCCTGTGATATTCGAGGCGTTGAGGTTCGAGAGGCCGTATCCATTTCCGAAAAAGGATGTTCCCCAAATACTCGCACCATTAATGGGTCCTGTAACGTTGAGGATCGAATAACTGATATTTGAAACAATATTACCGGCCACGTACAAGTTTCCTGTAAAGGTTCCGTCAACGGCGATAATGTTACCAGCGATGACGTTTCCGGTTGTGTCTAGGACGTTTGAGGCGATGATGACGTTCGCTGGAGGGCAGGGAGGGCACGCAACGGCCCTGGGCCCTCCATTAGCGATGCTGTCACACATCGTCTATCTGTTTTTTACGGAGATTATTATCAAAAGACCTACAAGAGCTACTACCCCGACTATGATCATTTTGGTCTTGTCACCGTTGTCCCACACGACTGGGGATGGCAGACTCTCTGGACGGTCGGGCTCTTCTGGGACTTGGATCGTTTTGAATTTTAGAAGAAACATATTACGTCCAGAATCAAGTAAAGTACCGCTATTGGGCTGACGCCACGAGACGGTCAAGCGGTCGAGTTTATCGATGCGCGCGGGGTACTTTGTGGTAATACGGTAATTTGCGTTATAAAATTCAGCAGTGCCTGTGATTTTTATGGGGATGGTGGCGAAAGAGCCGTTGAATGCGTTGGCGGTCGGTACGCGAATGGGTCCTGTGGAGACGAGCGCCGAGGCTGTGAGGTGGCTGGGCGTCCGGAGTTCAGCAACGTCGAGCGTCACAAACTGCGAAGCGGCCAAGTCTGGGAGCTGAGCGGACACGAGTTCGACCTCTGTGATGTTCAAGATTGGGGTGGTCAGGTGGAGCGTGTAGTTGTTCGAATCTGGCCAGAGAACCTGGTTGCGATTATTAGAGTCTACGTAAACTATGTACTCCATCTAATTTACGTGGTGATTATTTACAGAAGTGGAACGCCCCCACGGTCTGGATACAAGCACCGATTGGGTTTGGAGCACGTGAAACGGAAGGTCAGGAACGTCGGACCCTGATCAATAACTGGCTGACCACCACTCGACGCGTACAAATTGACCGTCAACTTTTCGAGCTGACGGATAGGGTCTATATAAACAATTTCCACTGGAAAATATGCGCCAGTTGTGAAAATAGTACGGTGGTCTGGAATGCCATCCGACAAAGGGATACAGACCAGGGAAGTCGCCAACATATTCGTATTTGAAATTTCCAGGTAAGGGGCGGTTCCTTCTCTTGATATTTTACCTGCAACCTGAGAATCATAGCTCAGATTACCACGGTCAAGAAACTTGGATGTCAGCTCATCAACATGAACATACATTGCGCTGGTGGGGATGGATGTTGCATTGCCATGGAAGCTGCATGACAGAAGCTCAGCCTTGATGACATTGCGAAGAGGAATATTCAAATAACTCACAAAGCTCGTATTTGATGCAGAATAGACTGAATCAATGCGAACCGTGTACACTTCCGTGTCACACATTTAATTTAGGTTTAGATTAAAAACCGAGTCGCGCAGCGACTCGTGATCCCGTTGGAGCCACCGGCGCTCACAAGAGACCTACGGTCTCTCGGTCTTCAGGTTCGCTCCAGGAGGGAGCCACCGATGCCACCTTCGATGGAAAAGTCGCGAATCTGGGAGCGGATCGACTCACCGTCGCCGCACAGGCCACCTGGGGTCAGACCACGCGTGTAGTACGCCGCCTTCTCAGAAGGGCCTGGGGTGCACTCCAGAGACGAAGGAATCTCCGTCAGAGACGATGGGGCTGCGGCGGCGGCCGAACCAGGCACGGTCGCCAGAGGAGCGGGCTCGTACGTGCTGCCACGACCCTGGACGAGCATGACGAGGATTGCCACGAGCAGACCGATGATCACAGCCTGAGTCAGAACCTTGCCGAATTTGAAAGCCATTTATATTTGGTTAATATTTTTTTGGTGCGTTAAAGATTGCAAGTTCCTTTCTTTAAAGATTTCATATATGGCGACCACCATGAGTTTCGATACCAACGACGGTGCCACAATGAGTCTTGATGATGACGAGTCCAAGCTTCTGGACGAAATCTCCATCCAGGTTCCCACCAAGAAAACGGTTCCTATGCGTCCCAAGCCTGCACGTCCGAGCCCATTCATGAAACGGGCTCCTGGGCCTATTGAGCCACAGGGTCAGGAAGATGCAGGTCTCGACATGTTTATGAATCCAGGTAAGCGTACCGCACCACCCCCACCAATGCCTGAGGAGTATGACGATGGTGAGGAAGACGACGAAGCCGGTGGCTTCGGGCAAGAGGGTGGTCAGCAGCAGTTTCAGGGTGGCGGCGGTGACAACACGCCTTCTGAGGGTTACAAGACCATCGAGGACGAGAAGGCTGATCTTCTGAACAAGATCACGCGCCTGAACAAAAAGGGCATTCAGTCGAGCGCCCGTCTGACGATTTACAGCGACATTGATGAGATTCGTACGGAGTACAAGCGGATGACGTACTCCATCGAGGTGGATCGTTCCATCAAGTTCCAGCGGCGTATGCTGGTGGCCTGTGTGACCGGCCTGGAGTTCCTGAACGACAAGTTCGATCCCTTTGACGTTGAACTAAACGGATGGTCTCAGAACACCATGGAGAATGTAGAGGATTACGACGGCGTTTTCGAAGAGCTGTATAACAAGTACAAGACGAAGGTACAGGTGGCACCAGAGGTGAAGCTGATTATGATGGTCGGCGGCTCGGCAATGATGTTCCACCTGACGAATAGCATGTTCAAGGCGGCCGTGCCAAACGTGACCCAGGTGATGAAGCAGAACCCAGGTCTGATGCAGAATATGATGGATGCCGTGCAGCGCGCGCAGCCGGGTGCCGGGCCTGCATCTGGAGAGCCCCCCGCGGGCGGTCTGCGGCGCGAGATGCGCGGCCCCGGCATGGATTTCGGATCCCTGATGGGCATGATGGGTCCCCCACAGGCTCAGATGAGCCGGCCGCCGCGTGAAGAGGATGACGTGTCCGACATCGTGAGCATCGATGCGGGCGATCCGGACACGCGCGAGGTTTCAGTGAAGAAGGGCAAAGGGCGGCCAAAGAAGAAGGAAGTGTCCCTCTAGAAAGTGAGAGACCCGAAGGGTCTCCTTTGTAGAGTACAGCGGCGCATCCGAGATGTGTTACCCGTAAAAAACTTCTAAACAATAATTAATGGCGGTGGCCTTTGCGCCATTCGATGACTCACCAGGCGAGTCGTCGAGACCGCCAAGTGTTTTACCAATTGTAAATAAAGGACATTTTCCAGTCTCAGACAACACCGAGTGTAATTACATCGTGATGTTCTTTGTGGCTGGTGTTTTCGTGCTCGGTCTTGTGGATTCTATGCGGGGTAAATAAATTGTTAATTAATAACATATGGATCAAGGTCTTTTATCTGTTTATACTGATGCTATTAAAAACTGTGAAGCAGTTCCGGACTATACGGCATGGGCCATATCCAACGGACTCAAGTCCGTACCAAAAGGTTCTGCGTGTGGTGAAGGGTTCGTGCCTAGTTCCAGTACGCCAGCTGCCATGAACGGAAACGCTCAGTATGACGTGTGCTTTCAGGCCAGGCGCGGTGGTATGTTACCATTTCCGGATGGTCTAGTCGCGCGCATGCAAAAGTGTCTCGCTCCTTCAGGTTCACCGGCGCTCGCCCCAGCACCAGCCTCTTCAGGTCTCCCACAATGGGTAATCATTCTTCTTATCATTATTGCAATTTCGTTACCCGTCCTGGTGGGTATTGCAATGTTCAGGAAATCATGAGACACTTACCTTTCCCAAAAACCTCGGTTGGTTTCGCGTCTTCAGTCACTTCAGAACTTAGTTCGAACCCCCCCTCCCTATAAACCTTCAAGCGTTTGCGATACATGGCGAAAAACACTGACCAACTATCGGCAATGTCAAAAATCAATGGATCGTTCAATTTACCTGCCGTTTCACGCATGATGCGGCCGATAGATTGCTTAATATCGCTCTTTGGGGTGGCTAGAATCACTGTGTCCAGAGCAGGGATGTCCAGACCCTCATGAGCCAACTGGAACGTGGCGATGACTATTGGGCTCTTGGCAGACTCTTCTAGATCTTTCTCCTTCATCCCACCCACATAGAGTTTCGCCTTAGAGCCTAGTCTATTTTGTAAGTAAAAGCAATGTTCACGCCGGTCGCTAAGTATCAGTACGCGCCTCCCGTCTTCGAGGGCGTCTTCTGCCGTTTGAACGATGAGATCGTTCCGAGCCTCGAGTTCAGTGACAATGTTGATCATACCGGCCATGTTAAGCTGACCAAAGCGCGTTACGGGTGGGGACTCCTTGAAGGCCTCGTCCGTGTAATTCAGCGTTGTGACCTTTGTCGTCCCCTGATTGACCCGCTCGACCTTGAAGAACTCGGAACCAAGGAACCAGTACAGAAGCCGTGTAAGCCCGTCTTTGCGTTCTGGCGTCGCAGTAAGTCCGAGAGTGAACTTTGGACAAATCTTGAACATGAATTGTGAAAAAGCGGGCGCGCCGATGTGATGCGCCTCGTCAACCACCAGGAGCCCTATGGAATCAAAAGCCTTTTTATCAAATTCTCTCATGCACATTGTTTGGATCATAGCGATGACGTAATCTTTTTCAACGTCGAACACGTCCCCTTGGACGCGGCCGATTGTGGCGGTCGGGCAAAACTCCTTGATCTTCTCGACCCACTGGTTCGCGAGGAACTCCTTGTGCACGACGATCATGGTTCTAACCTTCAGATGTGCCGAAAGAGCCAGGGCGACGGTGGTTTTTCCAAATCCACAAGGAAGGGACAGAACGCCCCCTCCCTTTTCTTCAAAGGCTTTGACTCCAGCTGCAAAGGCTTCGTTTTGTCGCGTCGCGTCTCGTAGGCGTCCAGTGAAAACAATCCCAGGAGCCCGAGCGTGATCAGGACGGGCGTCCCTGGCGGGCGGCCCGAACCTCCCGAGGCCATAATAACGGGGAACGGCCAGAGATTTTTCACCTTTGATTTGTCTGAAAACCTTGAAGGAGGGACCGAACCCTGGCCCGGAAGACCCAAGAGCATTTGTCTGTGGCCTAACAGTGAGTTCCCGCTTTATTTCAGTCGAATCTTCAGGGTGGATATAGCCGTTTCGATTCAGCAGGGAACCTCCGGTTCCTGACATACCTCTAAGAGTCGGTAATTTCTCTAACGCTCTTGAGAATAAGATGGTCTACGCCATCCCATGGCTTTCTTTCAATTTCAATTTCAATTTGATCACCCTTTTGGAGCTCCTGAACCGTCTTCAGACCTTCGACCCGACACATGACCCGACCGTACCTGAAGGGAACTTTGAGGCGGACGAGAGAACCCTGGTTCTCGAGGCAGACCTCGAGGTACTTGCGCCCGTCCCAGTCGTAGTAGGGTGTTTGGACGGTGGCTCGATTCGGCATTATTATATTGGTAATTATAAATGAGTTCACCGGCTCCCGCACCGGGGCCATCTCCGACGGGACCCCAGCCTTCGAACTTGCCAGCGGCGTGTTGGGCCGATGACCCGTTCGAGTTTCCAAATAAGCTCGTTGAAGAGTACCTCGATTGCCCATGGAAACAGTGGTCGGCTATAGGGGGGTTCTTGTTTTTCCTGTGTTGCTGCCTGTGCTGTCTAATGATATTGATTGCGACCAAAAAATAATGTGAGTCCATTAGTAAATGGATCGTCTTCACATCGGTATTCTGATTGGCATCGTGATTTATTTCCTTTTCTCCAAGATTTTTGGATCTAAAATGTCTGGCTTCACCATGCAGTCGTTCTCGAGCATGACCGACCGGTCGGCCGTGACGACGAGCTTCCAGACCCAGACGGCTCAGCTGACCAACGAGCTCAAGTCAAAGCTGACGGAGGCTATTCAGGCTAAGAAATCTACGGAAGAGTTGATTACGCTTTCAAACTCTTACGCAGATCAGTCGAATGAACTGAACAAGGCGTACTCTGCTTGGCAGTTGCAGCACCGCAACGACGTCGTCGCCTCTGCGCCGGCACAGGCACCTGCTCCACGGGCTTGAACAAGAAGCGGTGACGTGTTTTTATGCAATTTTGCTGTAAGTGGCAATACGTCCACTAGAATTCTTTGTAGTAAGAGGTGATGAATATAAAGCGCAAAACCCTGCATAATCACCTAGACTACCGTCAGAATTCGCCCAATTTACATCAAACCCTGTACAATTGGGCGTGTTTAAACATCTTTCTGCACATACAGGAGCCGACTGATTTTGTACAGATCCGGGTATATATGTTCCAGTTGCTTGTTTACCCCAATCCATTGAGAATTTTTGAATTGGTGTTAGTTGCTGGGTAGAGGTACACGGTGGCGTCGAGCAGGATCGTGTTTGTCTGGATGTGCCGCTACCTATTGCACACGGGCCGCTTCCTTGTGGCACCATGTAAGTATCTGTATACACACCCGTTTGTCCACATCCAGATACCGAGCATATATCACTTTCTACCCAATAACCTGTACATTGCGCTGGGGGAGGGGGAGGCGGAGGTGCTAAACAGTAACTTTGGTCTGAATTCAATGAATACCCGGTCGGGCAACTCCTGCACTTGGGATTACCCGTAGAGTCTGTGAAAGCCACTTGGCCAGTTGGGCAGTTATAGCAATAATAGTCGCCTTTTACAGAACCTGTTGGACAGGTTAATGTGGCAACCCCTGAATTCGGTACTCCACTAGACCATGTGACAGTGGGTTCTGAAGCGGATGCATTTGTTACCGTAAAAGGCACCGACGATTTTACACACCCGTTTGTAGAATTCGTCCATGGCGCGTCGGATGGACAAGTGTAACACCATAGGTTATCACTGCTGAGAGTTTGTCCGGTAGGGCAAGTGAAACACAAGTCTCTTGCGCAATATTCGCTACCACCAGCTGTCATGCAGCCTATCCCCACTTTTTGACTACCTGTCGGACATGACCCATTCGTTTGTAAAGCCACGCTAGGAACAGAAGATGCTGAAACTCCAGGAGGGGCTGGTGTGGCGGGATGTTCCCATGGTCCCGAGGTTGGGCTCGCAAGCGCCGTTATACAACCACCGGCGAAACCAAATTGGCCAGGTGGGCATTGAACACACTCCACTGAAGTTAATTCGCCGTTCGGTCCTCCAAAAATTTTCGTTGACACCGATCCCGTTGGACATGGGACGCAAGCATAATTAGTATCAACATATCCATTCAACGTCCCTGTGCATAAATTAAAAGTTTGCATCCGTGCAGCGTCTTGAGCTTGTGAGATGAGATCCCGTGCATAAGACAGTTGTGACAAACCTTGATCCGCACCTGTAGTGGTCGTTACCAGCTGATTTACCACCGTAGATCCCGTATCAGCCGTCAAAAGTGTCGCCATATCTTCAGCAAACGCACCCGACTCGAAATACCTGTAAATAGTCGAACCAAGGAAGAACTCGGCCCAATTGTCACCGACATTTTTATAACACGACGGAAGCGTTTCACCTGGAAGTAAGATGTCTGCATATTGTCCTAGATCTGCTTGGCGCCCATCGAGTGCAGTTGGACAATCGTCACCTGAACCTCCAGGTTGGCGCATGTTGGCGCAATATGACACTCCTGCTTTTCGACACAAGTCATCGGTGTTTTGACACGTGCCTCGGTTTCTTATATACTTATTTTTTCCACATTGTTGTGTCGATGCACTTTTCATACAAATTGATTCAGAAGAACAATTTTCATGGCGCGTAGGATCTTGTATAATACATGCACCGGCCACACCTATCGGAACCTGTGCAGGACTATAGTTTTTGTTGAAAAAATCACGGTCTCTCCATTCAGTATACGTAGTATCCTTGTCATCACTCGTGACTAAACCCGTGCCTTCACCCCAAGGAGATTGAGCATGACACGCAGTCTCGGACGCGTGTGAACACTGTTTTGGTCTCCCAGAAACTCCCGTGTCTACAAGAACACCTCCATTATCAATACAAATCGAGTCGAACGCTCTGTCGTATAACCCCCAATAGTCATCTTGTGTCATATCCGTAAGCATAGAAGCACTTATAAGTTGTTCAACGTCAGTAGAAGAAACGCCATATTGTCTTGCGACGTTTTCGAGTAATTTCACGATGAAAGGATCGGGCTCGTCTGCAAATAACATTTCAAACATTTTCTCTTCGACCATAACATCAAAAACGTCTAGGCCGTCACTATTCACAGTATCTCCCATTTCATCAAGGGGTCCCCAATACAAGGGATAAAATCCGACGGCCGTTGTCGGATCGACAACTCCATCGTCATCTTTAAATCCTTCAATGTACGAGTTTTTAAGTTCGGCTTCAGTTATTGCGCGTTGTTTTAATAAATCGCTTGTTTGACGTTCATCGATAGCCATCCACCCCCCAGTATTCGATAAATCTAAACCTAAAGAAACTCCGGCAATTGCGATATCAAGTGCTCCGAGTGGACCTATTGAAGCTGCGGCACTGGCTCCCCGAGCAGCAACTTTCGTCGCGGACGCTGCAGCAACTTTTTGCGCCGCATCAGCCCCTAGCCGCCTTGCCAAAGTTTGTGTGATGCGTTCAGTGGTCCAACCAGCCGCCTTAAGAGCCTTTCCCCAAACCATTCCTAAACGAACCCTAGCCGCCAGACCGAGACTACTTAATTTTTGGGCAAGCAGTTTTCTGGTGCTTCTCATGGCTGCTCTAACAGTAAATTTTGGTCTCGTAGCCGCTTTGAATGCTCTAAGAGCTTTGAGTTGGTTCTTAATAAGGGTCTTTGAACCCTGTGTAAGTCTTTTAATAGCATTAATTATAACTTGGGGTGCTAGACCTACAGCAAGACCTAACAAAAGAGGTCCTAGCATACTCAAAAATATACCGAGGTCTGTCGGAGTATTATCCGAGGGCATAGTTGCTAAATCTTGGGTCGGTGCTGGTGCTGGAGAGCGTGCACCGTGCCCTCCAGGAGTACCGGCTACTCCTGGAGCACCAGTACTAGGTTCTGGAGAAGGCGAAGGAGTCTTTTTTTTATTTACAAAAAAAAATATAATAGCTACCAAAACCACGAATAGACCTATTATAAAAAACAGGCCTATTACTATACCCCCTCTACTTGTTTGGGTCTTGTCAAGACCCTTAATAACATCATTGATGTTCATCTGTTATAATTTTATATTTTTTTTTAGGAGACTAACATGAACGTTATCCCGAGACAAAAAAGTATACAGCATACTATAATCAACCACAATACCCAGTTACTAAAATTCAAAGAATCTGGACAAATGAACGGAATTGGAATAACGTCACAGAATCCACCTAGAACTGGTTCTAAGACGTCGTCAGCAATATCCGCAACGAGTTGTACTGCGTCTCTTACGCTTCCACGGAACTGATTTCTAAAAGAACTGTGACATGTCATGAAACCCCATTCTGGGGTGCCAGTTCCTATGTCTGTTAAATCAAGTTCAAAATATATGGCATCTTCATCAACATCTATGACGAGTGCTGTCACATCATTTAAAGTTGGGTTGGTATATGTACTTCTGAACGTAAATGTATCGTCTTTACACGGATTGAACGCACTTTGAATACAAGCTATAGGGGGGCTTCCGCAAGTCTGACCACCCTGTGTAGAATACGTGAATTTGTATTTTTTCTGTTCATACTTCACCTTTTCAATCTTTGTAATTTTTACTTCGACACCATCAGTGTTTTGAAGATGCGTACCTGCAACCGCCAACCAAGTGCCTACACCCACGCCTGCCAAAATTGCAGTGCCCCCGCCGCCTTTGATATATGGTGAAACTTGTGCCCACCGCGCGTTTACTTTAGGTGGACCGGCTGGCATATCTGTGGTCGGGTCTTTTCCAGGTGGAGCGTCACCCTTAACGGAGGTCTTTGGTGTCTCACCAGGACCCTTGCCGAGTGGATGGGACGTCGGGGTATCGTCTATGGCTTTAACTGTATCGGCTCCATCATCAAAACTTTTCGCCACCGCCACAGGGTCGCCGTTCAGGGCAGACACCATATTCTGTTGGATTCCACTCCCAACTCTAGAAGGAACGAGTTTTACATTAGTGAAAAGATCCCTTGCGCGTTTGAGCGCCGCCTGAACGGCATCAGGTGCGTTTTTAACCGCAGAACGCAAGGCCGAACTAACGCTCATTTATAATAATAAACATTTTTATGCATCTTAACATACCGCCACTTTAAGAACTCGACCACACTTTCAGTAATGAAGATCATCTTCTGTATGCCCGGTCGCTCGTACTCGCGTGAGTTCCTCCTGTCATGGTCTGATCTCCTGATGCAAGCGTCCAACCGTGGGCATCAGGTGATGATTTCTCAGCAGTATTCGTCCGTCGTACACTTTGCGCGCGCCAAGTGTCTGGGTGGGGACGTGCTCAAGGGCTCGGATCAGAAGCCATTCCAGGGTCAGGTTGACTACGACGCCATGATGTGGATCGATTCGGACATCGTGTTCAAGCCCGAGGACTTTTTCGCTCTTCTGGAGAGCCCCCACGACGTCACGGCCGGTCTGTACATGATGGAGGATCTGCAGAACTTTGCAACGGTCAAGGATTGGGACGAGGATTTCTTTTCTAAATTCGGATCGTTCAAGTTTCTCAAGCCTCAGGATCTCGCCGACTCACCGCAGTACGTACCAGTATCATATACCGGTATGGGCTGGATGTTGATCAAGAAGGGGGTTGTGGAGGATCTAAAGTACCCGTGGTTCTGGAGCCCACTGGAGAATGTAGGCTCTTTGATTGATATGAACTCCGAGGACGTTGCATTCTGCAAGGCGCTCACGGCAGCCGGACACGTGATCCACGTGGATACGAAGATCCGGGTCGGTCACCAGAAGATGCTTATTATCTAATTAACCCGCTAAGCTAGGGATACAAGCCGCTGGCATACAACGTTCTGTGTTATTGGCGTATACTGATCCACCATTGTAACTTGCGGTAACAGTTCCCACAGGTTGACAAGCTTTGCCGCCATTCTTTGGAGGACGATCTTTCGTCGTGTCTCGGGGCGTGCCACCGCCAGCGAGTGCGTACCTGCATTCACCGCGGCCAGGTGTGATTAATCCGTAATTGTCGAAACTTGATGGTGAAGTCATTGTAGACCCAACTTGACACCCGCGCACCTGCGCGTCTTCTGATACTGTAATCGGACCTGGAATGCAATTTACAGGTGGATTTACCCACTCTATCGTTGGGAACGGCGTCTCCATCTGAACCTCCGTACCGTCACCTCTGTACATGTGGATGGTGGCATCATTTGCAATTTTAATACTAAAAGGAGCCTTTGAAGCTCTGTATGGGTTACCCATCTGATACACAGCCTGCCAACCCCATTCTGGTAAATCATCTGCGGCCGGGCCATAAAAGTACCCTTCCGCGTTGATAACCAAGTAATCTTTCGTTAATGTCGGACTCTGCCACTTTCTCGCCCATGTTCCGTTTCTGTAGATCCACATCGCAAGACGCTTGTCTGGTTGGAACACGAGTGCATTGGCGCCATCGGGGCTCTTTATCAGCTGTGAAAGCGTCATATTAGTACTCTTAGGGAAGCGAATGTCGCGACCGTAATATGAAGGGCCTGGTGAAGAAAGCGTGTCACCCGCCAACTGTGTTATTGTCATCCCCCATTCTGATGGTCGTCTGTTAATCAGTGATACGGACGGGACAGGTGGAGGTGGAGGTGGGGTTCCCGATATAGGCGTCACAACTGGAGGCGGAGGTGTCACCACTGGAGGTGGGGGCGGGGGAATCGCTGTTGTTGGTTTTATCCTTACAAATGATTTTATACCCTCACCAGGAGAAGTCTCTTTATTGGTAGAAGTGGCGGCGTCATAAACTGCACAATTAGTAATAGAAGGCATGTACGTGACCACGTCGCATCTGGTATCTGTTCTACAAAGGTCAAGACATTGATCTAAAGTTCCCGTGAGCTCCGCTATAGGTTGGCCTCTGATATAGGTGTCATTGAGTATGGCCGAGTACCCTGAGGGCACTGAAGGTGCGGCCGGCGACAGTGGAGGCACTGGAGATGGGGGAGACGGCGCCGGCGCTGGTGCCGACTCTTTTATGTATATCTTCATTCCGCTTCCAGGAGGTGCTGATCTTCTGTTTGTAGGAATGTTTTTATCGTAAACAACACAAGAAGTTGGCAGTCCGGGCATATATGCGAATACCTGACAGTTGGGATCGGTTCTACAATCTGAAAGACATTGATCTAAAGTTTTTGCGGAAGCCGAGAAGTATAATCCAGACACGTACGTATCAGCGAGTACGGTCGAGTACCCCGTAGGCGCCGATGGAGGCGGAGGT